AAAAGAATAAGAATTAAACATTGAATGATTATCTTCAATGATAATTTTAATTGTTGCTGCTTTACCTTCAGTACCAGCTCCTGTACAATCTTTCTTAAAAATTTGAGGTAGTGCAGCTACATAAGCACGTGGATAAAAATTACCTTGTGCAACTATTTCCGATGGCTTTAGCCATGGAGTTTCATTTAAAAGTGCTAAACTTACTGAAGCTGCTTCTTTTAAAACACCAAATTTAACTGGCGAATCTGCTAGTTTTGCAGCAGCCGCTGTTGTTCTATTCATTAAAGTTGGTTGTCCGTTAGCATCTTGAACAATTCCAACTAATGCGCCTGCAGCAGCTGTTCCAGCTGGTCCTGCGACGTCTTTACTCACTATAACATGTCTCATATGTGACAAAAATTTAAATTATAAATATATTTTAACTTTATTCGTTTTTACCTAACTCGATTTGCTGAGTCTTGTATCTTGGATCCGAAATACCTTCCAAGATGCTACTAATCGACATATCTACTATTTCTTGGTGCGTGTGCTCTGAAAGCTCACAATTGATCTCCAAAGATAATGAAACTTTAGAAGGATTTTTTATGTAAGTTAATATTAGGTTGTGTATTATAAATATATCATTAGTATACATATACAACTTACCATTTTCAAAAACAGCTAAAGGTTTACTTTTTTTAGTTGTATTGAATGGATCCCCTAGTAATGTGTGAATATCATCTTGCTGAACAATTTTAAGAGATCCTAATTTATTAACCGCATTTGGCACTTTATCTATTAATTGCTGCTCTCTTTTTGATAAACTCGCGCAAGATCTTTCATATTTAGTAGTAACTAATGATTTAACTAAATACCTGTAATTTTTAGGTAAATCTTCAGATATATAAACAAATGAGTTGTTTACAGATATGCTATCATACGTACTTGCTAATTCTGCAGTAACAACTAGTTCTTTTAAATCATCTATTCTTTTTTGAGATTCTTCAAACCCTTTGTTATATAGATTATTTTTTCCATACTTAAGATTAATAAATTTATCAATAGCTTTATTAAGCTCTAAATCTATTTCTTCAGATAAAAGCGTGTCAGCTTGGAATGAATTAATCTTATCCACTCCTTGCTGAACCGCTAAATGCATTTCCGTAATATTCATTAGTATATTATTGCATTACATTAAATTGCTACTTCTTTAAGTTTTGCTCTTAAAGTTGTTAGTTTTCCTGAGTTCTTTTTGTTTTTCAAATAGATCACAGTATCTTCTGTTGTTTCACCAAGTATTTCATCTATAAAAATAACTTGATTTCCAATACGTCTTAAAATTCCAGAAGAAATCATTTCATCTATTTCAGCTTTCATTTCTAAGTTCTTATCCTGAGCTATCTTTAAAAATTTCTTAGGATCAGATGATTTTAGATCATATAAGGCGTTTTCTACTTGTTCATGACCCAAAGTGTCAGGATTAACATTTTTGCTCATTAGACGTAAGATTCTTTTCATGTTTTTCAAATCTGAAGATACTTTGATATATTCTTTATCTGCATCTTTTCGTACTTGAATATCATTGAAACGTTTCATTTCGTCTCTATTAGTATCGTAGATATAAAATCTACCACCTTTATTATTCATTTCGTTTTCAGTCATTCCTACTTGAGGATGCTTAATAGCAAAACTATACTTAATAAAATCCATTATATTAATAGGATCTCCATTTTCATGCTTTCCTATTTCTAATTCAACTCCTGTAAATCCTACTGGAATTGTTAATTCTGCCCAGAATAACTTTGTATGTTTTGGCCAGTCAACATGATCTGGTGTAACATCTAAAATTCCGTTCAAATATTTTTTTTCATCTGTTGGGTTAAACCCTTTAAGTGGTTGTCTATTTACAAAGACACTACTTAACTTTGATATAGCTTCCGCTCTTATCTCTTTCGGTAAGTGATTATGAATCTCCTTACGTCGAATAACAATTTTTTTACTCATAATTTTATGTTCTTTACTTGTTAGGATGAGGTACAAAGAATACGTCCCTCTATTTAAAAGTTAAAGAAGTGGGGGATCACTCCCCCACAACTCAACCAAAAACCAATATATAGACACGCGATTAACGCCTTATTAAGATGCTACACATGTGATGTCAAGCGAAGTATCAAATCTCTTCAAGATAATACCTGCTGTTTTCAACATATGTACCGATGCACCATCCACGTCAGAAGCTCTAGCAGAACCAGAGTCAAATCCACGAGGTACAACAGAACCAGCTACACACCATCTCATCATCTCACGACCTTTCTTAGAGATCATTTGTAGATTTGATTGACCATCGTAATTAGATTGATCAACAAATACCATACGGTAAGATTCAAGAGAATAACCTGTAACAGGGTGCTTTGCACGAGCTTGTGCGATAGGACCGTGATCGAATAAAGGTAATTTAACTACATTTACTGTATGACCATCAATGTGCTCATAAGAAGTAAAGTAACCAGACATACCTAAAGAACGACCGGAACCTGTGATGAAACGATTTTCACCACCTACTTTCCACGAGTTAGCATTGTCACCAAAGTGTCCTTTAAGAGCTTCGTCAAATTCACGAGCCCCACCAGTACCTGTGTACAAAGTAACTTGCTTAGCATTGGCGTCTGACATTCCGTAGAATAAGTCACCAATGATATTTTTAATTTTAGACTCAGTCAAAGTAGAGTAAGTATCGCGATTTACGATTTGCTCTAATAGACCTGGTCCAATTACAACGGGTTGTCCATTCTCATCTTTCATTTGAGTTGAACCTTTTGCGTCATAAGTTTTTTGTCCGTACCAGTAGTACATTTCACACTCTTCTTTAAAGTTAAGCATGTGAGTATACTCTTCGTAGTCCATCCAAAGTTTTGTAGATCCGCCACCTTTCTTAGGAAGAGAGAATTCTGCTACAAAATCTTTAGCGTTACCAGACATGTGGTATGATTTACGAATTGTACCAATCTTGTTACGAACTCTGCCTGGAGTCTCCCAGTTAGCTGCGTTCCCACGCGAGAAGTCAACTCCTACTGGTGCATACATTTGCGCCCAAAGAGATCCCACTGTATTTCCAGCTGTTAATTTAGCTGTTACGTCTGGGTTAACTAATCGTACTAAATACTCATAGCCATTTGCAACTTGCTTAGGTTCCGCCATAATTCGTACTTGTTCTCCTGCTCCGTTTACTAAAACGTAAGGAAATACAAACCATTTATCTGGGAATACTAATTTAAAAGTTCCACCACCTAATCCGTGGTTACTACCTGCTGCTGCTGCTGCTAGTGGTCTAGTCTTTAAAGAATGAGTCTTAACACGGTATTCGTATTCCAATCGATCAATGGATTTTACGTTACCAACACCTTCAGTTAAGAAAGAAAGTGGAAAACGTTTATCTTCTTTACCCGCTAAATGGGTAATGATTGGTGACAATTCAGTAGGCTTAGACAACAGAGCATTAGCAAGACTGTTCATGTCAGTCATTTGAGAATCGTTATAAAACGCCTTCTGCACGCTGATGTTTGTTCCTGTTTTCGCCATTATTAATGAATTTTATATATGCAAAGTTTAAATATTGCCGTTATTAAATAGTAAGATCTAAATCATCAACATCAAATTTCGTGGTTCTTCTCTGAGCTCTTCTCGCGCTTTTAACGCTTTCTTCTCTACCAGAAATTTTATCTCTCAATGTTCTGACACTTTTTGTACTTGCTTTCTTATTGATCATATCATTAAGATTAAAACCTTTGTACATTAAGTAATCAATTGCTAGCTTCACATCCATATCTGCATCAGTGTGATCTAGATCTCTTTGTGTGTGACCTTCGTTGTTTACAGGTTGAGAAATGTAGTTAAAAAACTTTGATTTTTCTCTTTCCGGTATTGTAATTCCAGCAAATTCTTGAGACCCTTTAATAGTATCTGCAACTCCAGACCAAAATTCCTGTTGTTGCTCTTCCTGTCTTACTGTCTCTTCACGTTGCTGCTCATACATAGCCTCACGTTGCTGCGTTTGATACTTACTTAAAGCATCTTTGGCCGCAGCAGCCTTTTTAAATAATTTACCAGAATCTTCATAATCTTCTAGTAACTCATTTGTAAACTCTTTATCATGACCTTTTAGCTCTAAATAATTACTTAAAATTACTTTTTGCGAAGCTGTATCATTTTCATTTAACTGAAACTCTGCATAATCCGCTCTTGGGTCATGCGCAGCCATAAATTGATTAGACTGGCCTCCTTGTAAAACATATTCTAAATGTTGTTTTACTAACGGGAAGTTATTTAAAACTTCATCCATTCTATCATCAGCTAGCTGAGATGATACATCCTTA